ATACATATTAAAATGGATGTTGATAAAACTTACGATAAAACTTATAAGCATAACGTGAAAGAAAATGTAGATAAAGTTTATCAGAAAAATTTTACACACACGGTTTACAACTCAGTTAATGAAAATTTTGCAAGCCAAGGCGGCACAGTTAAAAGTTCTAATGGTGGAAATACAGACGTTGTTATTAATGGAAATATAAAAATATCTCACAATGGAAGTTTAGATCATACAGTCACAGGCGACAGAAAAGTAACAACTGGCGGTACTCATCATATAAATTCGTCGGGCCAACATATAGAAACTGCTTCACAGATTCACATGAACGGACCAACAGCCGCTTCAGCCGCCGCAGCAGCAGCAGCTGAAAGCGCAGCCGAAGCAGTACTACCAAAAATATTAAAGACTCACAGCCTTCCTGATCTTCCAGCACCTAACGAAGACGATGTGGACAAAGCAGTTATAGTAAGAAGAATGCCCACAGCTGAACCGTATCCCTTCCACGAAAATTTAGACGCTACAAAAGTCAAACCAGATCTAACAGATCGAGATCTAGATGGTAGGTACGAAGGAGAAAGTGCTAGTATGAGAACACCACCTAGTGATTGGCGCAAATACAAAAAACCAAGCGATACTCCTTTCTAAGGAAATAAATTATGGCAAAAATATACACCAACAAAGTCATTGCAAAAAACAAAGCCAGTATAGGAAATGCTAATGCTGGCAACTTTCGATACAGAGGATTTAGTTCTAAAGAATTCAAACGAAACTACAAGTTATACGATGCAGAATTGATCAAACAAGATCTCATCAATCATTTCTATATCAGAAAAGGTGAAAAACTAGAAAATCCCAAATTTGGAACAATTATCTGGGATACACTATTTGAGAATTTTACCCCAGAAATAAAAGCAGCAATTGCCAAAGATGTTGAAGAAATTATTAATTTTGACAAACGTGTAAAAGTAAACTCGGTGTCTATAGACAGTACACAACAAGGCATACGCATAGAAGCAGAAATAGTGATACTGCCATTTGATATCACTGATACACTGCGTTTAAATTTTGACAGAGATAACACAATAACATAAAATGCGCATTTTATTTTTACGATAAATATCAGTATAGGGAAAGAAAATGACCACTACGTCTCGACAGAACAATTTAATTTTAAACCAGGACTGGAAAAGAATTTATCAGACCTTTAAAAATGCTGACTTTAAAAGCTATGATTTTGAAAATCTGCGTAGAGTTATTATTACCTATCTTCGTGAAAATTACCCAGAAGATTTTAACGATTACATTGAAAGTTCAGAATATCTAGCACTGATAGATGCAGTAGCATTTTTAGGACAGAGTCTAGCCTTCCGTACTGATCTAGCCAGCAGAGAAAACTTTTTAGAACTAGCTGAAACCAAAGAATCTGTACTGAGACTAGCACGACTGATTTCTTACAACAGCAGAAGAAATATTCCTGCACAGGGATTAATTAAATTTGACACAGTATCTACCACAGAAGGTGTACTAGACAGCAACAACAAGAATCTTGCCAGCCAAACAATTATTTGGAATGATCCTACCAATTCAAATTGGCTTGAACAATTTCTTCTTGTTATAAATTCTGCAATGGCAGACAACACTGAATTCGGTAGAAGCCAGGGAACAGACACAATTCAAGGCATCGATTCACAGCAGTATAGATTTAGATCCAATTTTACAGATGTGCCAATTTTCAACTTTGAAAAAATAGTGGCCAGTAGAAAGATGCCGTTTGAATTGGTAAGTACCAGTTTTATCGGCGCAGAAGATTATTATGAAGAACCGCCTATTCCCGGCAGTCAATTGGGATTTATCTATAGACAAGACGGCAAAGGCAGTGCCAGTGCTAATACTGGATTTTTTATGTTGTTGAAACAGGGCAGTCTAGAATTAACTGATTTCAGCGTTGATGTTCCTACCACTAATGAAGTGGTGTCTGTTGACGTCACAGGAATAAATGATTCAGATGTTTGGTTGTTTGCTACAAATTCAGACGGCGCACAGGCATCTGAATGGACCAAAGTCAGCAGCATCACAGGCAGCAATATTGCCTATAACAGTATCAATTCAAGCGTAAGAAATATCTATAGTGTGATTACCAAAGAAGATGACAAAATTGATTTGGTGTTTGCAGACGGTACCTACGGCAACTTGCCCCAAGGAGCGTTCAAAGCATACTATAGAGTCAGCAACGGTCTAAGCTACACAGTTAGTCCCGCTGAAATGCGAGCAATTAATATATCTGTGCCTTATATAAACAAAGCAGGCGTAAGACACGATTTATTAATCAGTTGCAGTTTGAAATATACCATAAGCACGGCAACAGCCTCTGAAGACATCGACAGTATCAAAGCTCGTGCTCCTGCAATTTATTACACACAGAATCGCATGATCACTGGGGAAGATTATAATCTTGCCCCATTGTCCAGCAGTCAAGATATTTTAAAAGTCAAAGCTATCAATCGAACCAGCAGCGGCATCAGTAGAAATTTTGATGTAATTGATGCCAGTGGAAAATACTCAAGTGTTAATGTTTTTGCAGACGATGGAGTGATATACAAAGAACAAACAGAAAGAACAGAGTCTTTCAAGTATACCAACAGAATTGATATAATAAACTACATTAGAAACAACATAGAACCTTTGTTGACCAACACAGATGTTTATAATTTTTATCTTACAAATTTTACCAAAATACAATTCACAGATGCAAATACACTTTGGACACAGACCACCAACGATGTAAATTCATCCACAGGATATTTTATCAACAACATAGATCAGTCATTGTTCAAGGTTGGAACATATACCACTAACTCTTTGAAATATGTGTTTGCAGGAGCACTGATTAAATTTCAACCTCCTGCCGGCAAGGCTTTTAAAAAGGGTGCGATTGTCAACGTCAGTGCCGCAGATGTAGAACAGACAGATAGAATTTGGGTTAAAGTTGTTAAAATTACAGGAGATGGAACCAATGCCGGCCGCGGAGCACTGGCCAACGGACTTGGTCCTATAGTGTTTAATGATGTTGTTCCTACAGGAGCAATTGCAACACGCATTGTTCCTAGATTCATCAACAATCTGCCAACTGCTCTAGAAAACGAAATGACCAATCTAATCAGTTTGAATGTGAATTTTGGTTTAAGATATGAGTCTATAGAAAGTTCTTGGAAAATTATTACATCGGCAAATATTGATCTGCTTAATGATTTCAGTCTAGGTCGTGCCGGAGACACCACTAACAGCAATTTAGACACAGCTTGGATTATAGCGTTTGTTAGACAAGCAGACAGTTATAATGTGAGAATCAGAGGATTGGATTATATTTTTAGAAGTCTAGAACAGAACAGATTTTATTTTGATGTAAATCAAAAAACCTTTGATAGAAAAACTGGAAAAACAGTCAAAGACAAAATTAATATTCTTGGCATCAATGCCGACAGCGGTTTGATTACTGCGTTAAAAAATGATAAAACATTTGAAGTCAGTGATGCAATTAAATTTGAAGATGGGTATCAAAGTGCCAACGAAATAAAGCTGTCATTTGCCGACAGCGATGATGATGGTGTCATTGACAATCCTGATTCGTTCGAACAGATAGTTGGTCAAGATCTAGATCTAAAATACTTGTTTTTTTATAAAACCACAGATGCTTCTGGGTATACTACGTACTCCTATGTTGATAACAGCAATAATACTATCCTAATTAAACAAACAGAAAGTAGTATTATTATTTCTGATTACATCAACGGACAGCTAATTTATTTTTACGCCAGTGATGAAAACAGAATAAAACGTGTTGATCTAAGCACTAACACCTTGATAATTGAATCCGATTACAAGGCAGTGATAGGTCGAGCCGATCTCAAATTTCAATATATTCACAATGCCAACATTGATCGAAGAATAGACCCCAGTGTGAGTAATATCATGGATATTTTTCTTTTAACGAGAACCTACGATACTGAATTTAGAAAGTATATATCAGGAGCCATACCCCAGCCTGAAGTTCCTACCAGTGACGCATTGAGAATAGCATTTGGTACGCAATTAAATTTAATCAAATCAATTACTCGAGGTCTTGATATAAAAGTTGAAATTTTA